AATTAGACATCACAAAAGCCGTTGTGGCCACTTGTGTAGTGTTGGTGTGAGCAGCAGCAGTTGGAGCTGTTGGTGTGCCAGTAAAGGCAGGAGAATCTAAAGCAGCAGCTCCAAGTGCAACCAGCGCACTTGCGGCGTCAGTTGATCCAGTTCCACCTTTGCTGATTGCAATAATGTCGCTCGTGGCCACAGCGCCAAGTGAAGCTGGTGTGATTGCAGCAATCTGCGCCGAAGCCAACGCCTCCACCTGTGCGCTATTAAGACCAGACACCGGAGCAATAGAAGCCCACTGTGAGCCATTGTATGTCAGAACATCCCCAAGACTTGGGGTTCCCATAGCCACGCCTTTATCTTGAATTAATGCTGCATTTGCAGAAGCAAATACCCAAGGGAATCCAGCGTTAGGAGAATTGCCAGTGTTGTTGTTTTGAAATGAAACGTAAGTAAGTGAGCTTCCGTTTGCGGTTACAACATCGCCTGCCGAATATGTTTTTAATGAGTTCCAAACTTGTCCCGCACCCAACCCAGTGCCAAGCGCAGCAATTTGCTCGGTAACTAATGCATTAACTTGTGCGCTATCTAAGCCGCCACCACCACCACCACCTGTAACCTCTGGAGACACAGTTATAGTAATGTCATAAACTCCACTTCCAACTGCGTTTGTAACATTTATCTCAAGCTGATTTCCATCGTACGAAACAATAGAACCAGTCATGTAATTCGAGCTGTTTGCATAAAGCAGCACTGCTTGTTTTGGAATAAATGAAAGATCAGTGGCAAAAATATATTTAGTGCCAACAGAAATTTCTTGAGATTGTCCGGCAGGGCTAAATTTAAACAAAGAACTGTTTTGCCTAACAAACGCAGTAGTAGCCAAGTAGTTGTTGTTCGTGCCAAAGGATTTTGTTGGTCCTTGTGGCCCATATCCTGTGAAAATTGGCTCTGCCAATGGCGCTCCACCAATTGCCTCTAATGTGTTTGATGGAAGCTGTGCCGATGTAATGCTTACTTCACCGGGAACCCAAATGTCGTATCCAGATTGAAACTTCAAAACTTGACCGTTTTGCGGAGTCGAATTTGAAATTCCGTATCCTTGTAATTTCAATGCGTTTGCATCTACTAATTTCCAATAATTAGTATCATACAATGGAAAATTAACATTATTATCAACAAGAGAAACGTAAACATTGGAAGTCCCTTCAGCCGACACCACATCGCCAACAAAGTACGTCTTTAATGCAACGTACTTTTGCCCTGCACCAAGTCCCGTTCCGAGTGCAGCAATTTGTGTAGACGTTATTGACTCAACTTGTGCGCTTGTAAGGCTACTTACTTGAGCTGTTGTAGCAAATCCACTCAATGATGCCGATGTAATGCCTCCGAGCGCGGACAATGCAGATGGAGCGTCTGTAGCTCCCGTGCCACCTTTGGTAATTCCGATGATATCGCTTGTTGCTACAGCGCCCAATGATGCTGGAGTGATGGCAGCTATCTGAGCAGATGCCAGTGCTTCAACCTGTGCACTGTTAGTAAATGCAGACAGTTGCGAAGTAAACGCAATCCCTTGAATGTCTGTGGTGGTTGCAAACCCAGACAATTGACTGGTAGTAGCAAACCCAGAAAGCTGAGAAGTGACAGCCAAGCCAATAATCTGTTGGGTTGTTGCAAATCCTGCCGCTGCACTTGTAGACAACGCGCCAATAGAAGCCGGGGTAATTGCGGCAATCTGTGCAGATGCAATCGCGCTTACTTGGGCAGTGTTTGTGAATCCACTGATCTGAGCAGTCGTTGCAAAGCCAGAGAGCTGCGAGGTAACTGCTATCCCAACAATCTGAGTCGTTGTAGCAAACCCAGATGCGGCAGACGTAGACAGTGCGCCGATAGACGCTGGCGTGATAGCCGAGATCTGAGCAGAAGCCAAAGCTCGTACCTGTGCGCTATTTTGAAACGCGCTAATTTGCGCAGTAGTAGCAAAACCAGACAATTGCGAAGTAGTTGCCAGTCCAGAGATTTGACCAGTGGTAGCAAGTCCAGCAACAATAAGTGCTTTGGAAGCAGTTTTAGTTGTGCCGCCTTGATTGATAACAGCAATATCAGCGTTATTTACAACTGATGCTGTTGGAAGTGCAGAGATTTTTACGTCAGCCATACGATTAACTAATTAAAACCCAAGAAACAGAAGGTTCATCCCACTTGTATTTATTGCCGTCCGATGGATATGCCACGGGAGGATTCCAGATGCAAGTTTCTTCATTTAAGATCCATGACGGATATGGTTGCGGAGCATAGAAAGCATCGCGCACACTGTCGTAGACAGATCCAACCCTGCCAAAGTTCTTGCGCAATGGACGGCCTTCTGGATGTTGCCCTGCGCGTGTGTTGTAGCTTGTCTGCACCCACTCTCCAGATACTGCTCCAGAGTCAATAAAATCTTGTTCTGCAACAATTACACGCTGGACTATGCCGTCTTTAATCTCTGCAAAATGACTCATAGAATTATAAAATTCCCAGAAGTATTAAATGTGTGAAGCACAAATCCTGTTGGTTTTGTAATTGTGCCGCCAGTTGCCTTTTCAACTGTGCCAGCATACCAAACGCAAACTATTCCAGACCCTCCTTCGCCGTAATTAAGGCTATTTCCTCCGCCGCCTGCACCACCTCCAGTATTTGCAGCTCCATTTGTTCCAGCAGTTCCATTTGCTGCTCCATTTCCACCGCCTCCAGTTCCTCCAGTTGAAACTGAAACTGTTCCACTAGATGAAACTCCACCTCCGCCACCCCCGCCAATAAGCCTAGCTACCCCAGCCACAGACACGCTTAATCCAGCTCCTCCATTTCCTCCCTTTGACACTATTGCAGCAGCCCCAGCTCCACCAAGTCCACCACCTCCGCCCCCTGCTTTTGCAGTTGTGCTATAAAACCCAGTCCCTCCACCTCCGCCTATTGAACCAGTTCCACCGGGCTGCGCGCCAAAAACAAAAGTGTCGGCATTAAAAAATCCGCCGCCTCCTCCTGTTGCTCCGCTGCCGCCAATAACTTGAGTTCCATTTCCGCCTACTGCTGAAGTAATTAAATTTAAACTAGACCCAGTAGAGGCAGATCCTACAACTATCGTGTTGTATTTTGCTGTTAATGTAGTTGAAGATAGCAAATACCCTCCGCCTCCCCCGCCGCCAGTTGGGGAATCAGCATCCACAAGATAAGTTACATTAGCACCTCCGCTTAATATTAAATAATTTACAGCAAGCGGAGTAATTGCTTTTGAGGAAATTGCAAATCTAGAAGCAAACATTAGTAGGTAAAGTTTTGAACTATATTGCCATACCACTTCACTCCATCAGAAACAAACGACAGTATATCCATTCTTGCTAGTGTAGCAGTTATAACTGGAGCGGTAGCTCCGGGCCAAGCAACCGCTGTAAATGTAGCTGTAGTTGGCGTGCCTGCCGCTGGTTGTTTAAGATACAGCACAAACGATTTCCCAGCCCCAACCGCAGGCATAGTAAATGTGCATGGCGTCGCAGACGTTAGCGTAGCTGTTAAAACCGTTCCTGCTGTAATTGCTAGTGTTGCGGTAGCTCCAACAGTGCCAACCGTTACTGTTCCTTCTGTGTATCCATTAATTGTAGGTGCGCTAATAGACGGTTGACTATTAAATACTACAGATGATCCGGCAAGCCCAGTAGCATCTCCAAGTAGTGAATACAAATTAATACTTCCTCCACTTTTTAGCAATGTTGCGCCAGAAGATTGTATCCCAACCAAATCACTAATATACACTGGCCGAGTGCCCGGATGTAATGTCCAAGAGTTAAATGTAGATCCCGGAGAAGTCGAGAAAAACACGGAAACAACCAATGAGCTAGGCCCGCCAATTGCACCTTCTGTGTATGAGGTAACATACCCAGACATATATTGACTTGAGCTGTTTACAGCAGTAATTGGAGATTGCGGCCCCCAAGAAACAATGTCGTCAGCCAATCTTGTCCAAGTAAACGTAACTATTGGATACGGCCCAGAAGTTGGAGCCGCTGGCATTGTAATGTTAGTTGTAGATACAATTTTGTATCTATCAAAAATTGGAGTAACCCTTGATGCCGATGTAATTCTTCCAGTTGAGTCAACTGTTAACGCTGCAATTTGAGATGTGCTTCCATATGTGCCCACAACTACTCCAGAAGACGGAAGTCTTGAAGCACTAAGCGCGCCAGTAAGGATGTTGCCAGCATTTGTGGTGTCCGTAAATGCGGAAGGAGCGAGGCCGCTAATCTGTGCAGATCCAATGCCTGTAATCTGAGCTGATGTAATAGTGCCTGAAACTTGCGCAGCAGAAATGCCAGAGATCTGAGAAGACGCAAGAACTGAGATTCTAGCTGAACTAAGCGTGCCAGTAATGATATTCCCAGCGTTTGTGGTATCACTGGTAGCAGAAGCAGCTAGTCCACTTACTGCGGCAGCCGGGATGGCTATAGCCGCCTCTGTGGCACCAGTAATAATTCCATTTACGTTAACCGTAAACTGAGCTACTCGTTCAGGATGGCCGTAAGAACCAGAAACAACTCCGCTTGGAGAAAGAGATTGTATTCCTTGCGTCTGAAGCGCAGTCACTCGACCATAAGTATCCACGGTGATAACCGCAGACTGTGTGCTTGAGCCTGCTGTAATTGCAGGCACTCCAGTTGTGGCAAGGTTAATCTGTAATGCGCCAGAATAAATGATCGGGCTGTTGGAGATTGCAAGCGTGCTGGAGCTTGCGCCCACAGCTACAACCGTTCCACCCGCAGATCCAGAAATGCCAACTTCAACTGCGCTTGTAATTCTTCCTTTGCTGTCAACCGTAAATTTACCGACACTTACAGGAGACCCAAACGTGCCAGCAGACACTCCGCTTGTGGCTAATCTGTTTGGATCAAGCGTGCCACTTGTAATATTAGCAGCATTCACCACAAGCTGACTGGTAGTTGCCTCCGTAATTCTGCCTTTATCGTCTACAGTCAATACTGGAATCTGCGTTGAACTGCCAAATGTTCCGGCAGATACACCGCTTGTCTGAAGTGCAAAAGTTCTATTTGCAGCAAGCGTTCCACCGCCCACAAGCCCTGTGCCAGCACTAAATGTGATTGAGCTTAACTGGGCAGTCGTCAAGGCTTGCACTTGATTGCTATTTTGCAATGAAGCCAATTGACTAGTCAGCGCATACGCAGACAACTGAGTTGTCACTAGCGACGGCACTACAGCAGAGGTAATCCCGCCAAGCGCATCTAGCGCAGCTACAGCCGTTGTAGATCCTGTACCACCTTGTGCAATCGAAGCCGGGGCGGCGGAAGTCAGTGCAGGCTGACCGCCAAGCGAAGACAATCCAGACGCAGCGTCCGTTGATCCTGTCCCCCCAAGTGACACTGGTACAACGGGCAATCTGGCAACATTAAGAATCCCGGTTGTGAGATCTGCTGCGTTAATTGTCTTTACCTGCGAAACCTCGCACTTTCTTGTGTTTCCACTTTGGACTAAAACAAGCGTATCGGTAAGTCCAGCGGCGGATACTGACGTTAAATCTGTAATTCTGATGCCCATAATTAACCAGTGGTTATGCGTTCACTAAGTTCGTTGTTAAGATAATCCCCTGTTTCAGTCAATATGAGATCCTGTAAAACAGGAGTCGGATTATATGCTTGTTTTCGAAATTTAAAAGTCTCCTTATTTCCTTTAACGCCAATACGCGCAACAACCTTTACTCCCGGAGCTGCTGGCGTACCGTTTTTTTTGATAAGGAATTTTCCAATCATCTTAGTAAGTGTAAGCCATGTTTAGCTTTTGGTTTTGGCCTTGCTGGCGAATTAAAACATCAATCTGCTGTTGCACTGCTATCTCAGCAAGCTGATCAAACATTGCACCTTCATCTGCGCGGCCTTCAGACTTCAAAAAGTCAGAGCTAACTCCATTCACAAGGTAATCTTTAAACCTGTATGGAATGGAAGCCTGCGACCAAAAGTCGCTTGGATAAGATGGAGCAAAATAAGTGTCATCTTGAATGCAATTCCAGAAATCTCCTCTGGTTGCTTTTGTTATATCTACTGGATTAAAATCAGAAGATTCTTGGCTTGGATCATAGTAAACTTGAGATCCATAATAATAACCAAGTCCATCAAGGTATTGCGTTCCATTCAACCTTGGTGCGCTAAGCCTGTACTGAATGTACTTTTCTCCATTCTGCAAAAACCTGAGATAAGTCATTTCATCAACCCTAGAGTTAAAGAGGTCTTCAACCATAAAGTCTAGTGGCACAGCGCGAGTTGTCGTGCGTGGATCTACCTGCCAAGCAGAAAGTCCTTGCACTGAATTTGTAGGCAACTGAACAATCCGCTTTGGGTTCTTTTCAAATGTTATGGTTGTCGTAAGTTTGCCGTTTGCACCTTCGTAAATTGTAGGAAAGTCAACTACTGAACCATACGGAAGGGCTATAAAAACACTGTAAATATAATCGCCGACTTCGTCTGTCTGAAATTCGTAATCAGACATTGTCTTGATGTCTGCCATGCTTTTCTTTTCCCCATCAAATGTGTAGTAAAATGGGTTTTGAAATTGCACTTCAGATTCTGCAATGGTTCCGAGTCTGTAGGCATCTCCAGAAAAGTCTGCCGTGTATACCCTCGGAAAATTAGTGTCTAAAAAGACCTGCAACTGCTGTTCATTTGCGTCTGTTTGAACCCACAAATCTTCATTGCTTTGGGTTACAATATCTACACCTGACTCTGTGGTTATAGATGGCAGATTAACAAACTCTACATTTTGAATTGGATTGCCGGGAAATGTACGGATAAACCTATTGACATCAGGCCACTCCTCGCGATCCCATATTGTGCCTATCCTGCGAGACGTAAAGTCACGAATAGCATTAAAGCTTTTCTCATTCAGCGTAGTTCTGTCTAAGCCAATAAGCTGACATATTTCAGACAGTAGATCGCTAAATGGAACGGTCTTCATGCGTAAACAGTGCGGGACTTGACGTTAGTAGACGGAACCCAGCCTACACTAATTTCTTTTGTGCCGCCAGAGTTTACTTTGCATTGACTGTTATCACGCAAAAATTCTTTCATAAACTGCTTATCATCCCAGCATTGATAGCCAAGTTTTTGTCCCCAGAAATGGTAGGCTTCACCCGGAATGTTGGCGACTTTTTGTCCAAGTCCTTCAATCGATTTGTGCCGCATCTTGGTGTACTTAGCAGCTTGCTTTGAATGGATCTCGGCTTGAACGCGGCTCATTTGCCAACCGCGACGAAACTCAGTCTCCATCTGCACTGCTAAACTAGGGTCAATGTTGAGCATAAAATTGTCCTCGTCTCTCCGAGGTGTCACGCCACTTACGGTGTGCGTTCACCACAACGCCTCATGTCGCGTTGCCGACGAGGATGTCTCTCCATCTAGTCACACCACTACGGCGACCAAGAAATCCCGGTCCGTGCACCCCAGCATGGAGCCAGAGGCAGGTGTCGCAAAACTAAGGCTACAAGTAACCTTGTTACTCCTTCTACACATGGCAGACGAGCTAAATCTCTGTCTCTCCAGAGTGTCACGCCTGCGGGCTTCCGGCGTTCGATCCGTCCTAGTATACTGCGGGAACGGGCACACAGTCAGCAATCAAGCTTACGAGCTGAAGTCAAACTTGCCAAGACCCAATGGGTTCCCGACAACCAGACCGCAGACAGCTTCCACGACGCGAGCAGGACCGCCGCCGAAATCAGGCAGCGACTGGACAGCAGCGACGTTTCCACCGTAACGAACTTCGATCAAGTCCATGTTCAAGACAAGACCTTTGTACGGGGTGACCGTCCATGCGCCGCCAGAGATCGTCCCAAGGAACACCGTGGGGTGCAATTTCACAGTGCCGAAGTCACCTTGAAACACATCGACCGACTGCACATAAGCCTCGGCAGCAGCGTCACGCTGGAAGGTCTGCACCTTGGTTGCGCCAGCTCCAAGAACTCCAGCGGTGGAGGTCGTAGTCAACTGGGTGGTCCCAAGCAGGCTGGTGAAAGCACGCTTCAGATCGGTGCCAACAATGGCGTCGAACGAGCGATACTGACCAGTCTGGTTGTAGATGCTCTTGAGCATTCCCTGTACAGCCGTATCGGTCAACCCGCTGGATGCGCCAGTGAGGATCGAGTCCGTAGGAGTACGGAACTGAGAAGGGATGTCGCCGGGAGTTGGGGTGCCCGTACCAGCAGTGCTGATCCATGTCTGAATCCCTGCCGTGAGGTAAGGAACAGAGCCGTTGTCCTGCTGTGCAGTCTGGTTCGAACAGAGAGTCGTCTCAATCGAACGCTTGCACTGAAGGATGGACTTGCTGACGTTGTAGGCCAGCTCGTCACGCACACCAGCCACTTGGGCAATGTCCGTAGACAGCTTAGACACACGCACAGCGTCCATACGGAACACCTGCGCGTAGTTCGCAAGTTCCGCACGATAGCCTACATCCCAGTTGGTGTATGCGCTGACGTCCGTGCCGTCAACCGTACCACCTACTTTGGGAGCAGGATTGCTATCAGCCTGCCAGCGGAAATACATATTTCCCGGCTTGCTGCCTTTACGAGCCATAGACGTAAACGGCGTGTCTTTTGCATCGACAAGCGCAATCATGTCCATGAGGTCTTCGCGTTTACCGCGACCACTAAGATTGGGTTCAGTTAGAAGTGGCATAATACTAAATAAGTTAAGTTAGGTTACTGAGTTAAATTCGGGGCTTACACAAACCCCATTGCTTTTACTAGGTCACTCAATCCATCTCTGCTTGAAGTGTCCTTAAGAAAGGACTTCTGTGCGCGAGAAGTGTCGTCTTTATCAACTTTAGGAGGAGCTTTGACGCTTGGCTGTGCTGGGGCGCGTTTAATTGGTTGAGGCTTATGTTTAACAGAATCTCGTTCTGCCATTACTTTCAGCCCTTCAATTAACGCCGCAACAAGATGCATATGGTCCGGCCTGCGCTTCACTTCAGGAAAGTCACGCAATACTTGCTGTGCTACCTTATATTCTTCGCTTTCCGGCTTTCGCATCCAAGGATGTTTAGTTGCTAAAATTGGTTCTACTTGAGATTTTTGGTTCAAGTATTGCAATCTCGACGGCAACTCAATTTCCTTTCGACGTCTTGCCAATTTTTTCATGGCGCGTACTTGTTGAACATCTAATTCAACTTCGTTTCCATCTGAATCGGTAATTACACCGCCATCTGGATTATCATCGCACCAATCCAAAACGTGTATTGCTCTTTCAAGTTCTGCGTTCACCTCTTCAGGTGAATTTAAAGCTTGAATAGCATCAGATACAACTGGGGCACTGGTTTGCGGAACAGACTTCAACGCCTGAATCTCGCGCTCCATTTGCGCCAATCTGGCTTCTCTCTCTTCAAGTTGCGCCTGAGCGGCTTTCTTCGCAGCAACCAATTTGTTGATGCGCTTCTGTACGCCTCGGCTCAAAGAACTCTCTTCTTCAGGCTCACCTTCTTCATCGGTGGACTGATCGGCTTCTTCTTCAGCTTCCACTTCCGAGTCCACAATTGGCTCCTCAGTCTCTGCTTCAGGTTCTGCCTGCTGCTCCTCTTTGGCTGGAGCCGCCCCTTCCTCGTCAAGGAAATTTGATTTAACGAAATCAGCTAGGCTGTATTCATCAAGTCTTCCGAGGGCAACGGGTGTACTACCTTCCTCCTGACTCCCGGCATCAGGCTGTGAGTTTGTGTTATTCATGCTATGATGTAGCAAGTCCTTTATTTAATCATCACAGTAACGCTGTGAAGTCCGTTAGTGGCGTTATGCCAAATCTTCGTTTGGAGTCAAGCCATTTAATTGTCTAGCCTCTTGTCTGATGTTTATCAAAGATGATATAACATAATTAACTGCATCAGCTTGTCCACACAGATGTATTCTATCTTCTGCTTTGGCGGATATTGAAATAGCTTGAAGCGTTAAGTTTGTCTGAATTTCATTTAAATGCAGTAAAAGCTCGCTCCAAAGCAGGTTTTTGCCTGCAAAGCCAAAAGCTGTTTTTTGATTGTCAGTCATTTTATTGCTGTAATTGCTGCGCTACTGGAGTTACACCAATCCGGCCAATCTGCGCGTTCTGTTGTTGCATCACAGACATCTGCAAGCTCTTGATATAGTTTTCAAACAGCGCCTTAAAGTTTTCATCCTGCTGGAGTGCAGCTTGCGCTTTTGGGTTGGCCTGCAATACCTGTTGGGCGTACTGAAGTTTAGTCTGTGCAGCAGGATCGTTCTCTTGATACAGCGCCTCGTTTCCAAGCAGCATCATGCCGATGTCTGATTGAACATCCTTGAACATTTGCGCACTAGCCTGCTGCTGATTGACAATTAAGTCTGCGGCCACTTCAGGCGCAATTGCCTGAATCATCATCTCAGTAAGCTTGTTCCTATTGATAACTCCGCCAGTGTCTAGCTGTGCAACTTTGGTAAGGAAATCAATCTTTTGCGCGATATATTCTTTATCAAGATCATTGACGTCAAATTTGACGGTCAGATCAAACTCGTTATGAATTTCAGACAAGTTTTGCGGCAATTGTCCGCCTGTGATGCGCTGAATTTCTTCTGGTGTCATGTACTGACAGCACAGACTAAACATCTGTCTAAAGATAGCTCTCCAAGTCAGCAGCCAAGTGTTGATCAGCATCTGCTGCGTCAACTGCGTTTTACGTTGGTCTACAGTTGTATTAAGCGTTCCAAAGTATGCTGCGTGATTTGCTTCAACACGATTGATCAAGTTAAACGCCACGCTCGGCTCACGAGCAGGCGGATCCATGAACGTGTAGTCAGCAGGATTTACGACAGGTAACTGAACCCCCGGTCCAACTCGATTGATGGCACCAATTCGTTTGACAACTTTAATGGGAGGAAGAGTCGAGAAGGCAGTATGATTCCTGATGGAGTCGTGTTGAGCTTTAATCTCGTCCTGATCTGTGTGAGCAAGCTCAGGGACACCACGAGTATCAGTAATGGCACGACGAATGCACTCGCGACGAAACTCCACAAACGGATATTCCCCGTGCGCGTAATCAAGTCTTTCATGGATAGCGTAAGATATCTGTTCTTTACGATGATCTACTGCTGCTTGTGGACAAATGACAGTGTAGTAAATACACGGAGCCTTACCGTCTAAACTCTTGGTGTAGCAGTACACCACCTCAATCATGTTCTGGTAATTTAGGCCGTTATAGACAAGCAGTTCAGTACTAGGCAGAATGTTTGTGTTGTACATCGTGCTGCTTTTGCCAGCCATCTGTACTGCAAGTTCAACCCAATCTTTGTTCCAGCCTTCTGTAGTGATCTTCTCGCGAATCTCTACTTCAGACATCCATGTCCGGCGAAAGATTACTCGTGAACGCTGTAGGTCTGCTGTTTCAGGCGGAAAAAGAACTTCATCCCAAGGTTTAAGAGCAATAATCTCAGGAAGGTTTTTGCTAACATACTCTTCATCTCGTGTAGTTTCTCCTGTTTCAGCCAACTCTCTGACCATGCGTTTGGCATCCGTTTCGGTTAAATCTGGAATAGTAGCCTGCAAGATTGCAGCAGCCTCATCAGATTGCTGCATAATCAAGTCAGGCAACTGCATTAAAGTTGGACTTTGAGACTGCTGCGCAAGCACTATAATCTCCTGCATTGTTACAGGCTGTTCGCGCTTGCTGATGTTTTGTCTCCAGCCAATAAAAAAAGCTGTCCAGCCATACTGAAAAGCGTACTGAGCACCAAGCTCAGCTTCCCGGCGAAGCTCAAGCGGCATTTTATTGTCACGGATCCAGCGCAAAAGCGTTGTAGCAATTCCGCTAATAGACATGTCTGTTAGATCAATGCCACTAGCACGAATGTTAGACCGCTCAAAAGCTGTCACAAGCATTGCAGACAACTCGTTACAGGTAGAGTCAATCAACCGATTGCGAACGTCACTTGCACCCTCAAACGGCCATGCCGGGTCGCCTTCGTTACGCAAATTACTATGCTTTTTTCCGTCATCACTCTGACCAGCCCACCGGGCAAAACGCACATCATCAAACTTTGTCGTCAGGTTACCCTGCGTCGAGTTGATCATGGCGCGATTGTATTCACTCAACAAGTCCCCAACGTCAGGAACTGCTGTTGCTATTGCCAAAGGATCAGAAGAAGCTGAATACATAGATAATTAAAGTTCAATAGGAGCCGCATTGAGCCATTTGTTTCATTTGCTTTTCCCATTGTTCGCCGCCGTAGTGCTTGGGTTGCATGACCACAAGGTAGCCTAAAGCATCAATAGGATCTTTACTGGCACCCTTCTGTCCATCAGCCCCAGTCCATTCCCTTAAACTATAAATAAGGTTTTGACAAGACGTATGAACCATTAGTTTTGGATGATTTTTACCAACTTCAATTGGGTGATCTCTGTCAAAACACAATAAGTCGTTGATAATTAAAACCCTTTCTTCAACAGTAACAGCAGCAGCAGGTTGAAAATAGACAGGATTAGTAGCGTCAGCAATAAGGTCTAACAGAGTAATTCCACCTTCTTTACTGGTCACTTCTGAACCTGCGCTACGAGGGTCAATGTAGCGTTCGGCAATGTCTTCTGTTTTGTCTTCGTGTGTCTCAAGCTGCCAAATCAAATCTGTGTATTCGTTGACACCTTTGCCAGCTCCGCTGCGTTGAGCAGGGCCGGGTTTTCCGTCGGGCCTGTCTGAAGGCAGCGCCCATTCTCCATAACTTGCGTCGGGCCACTCACGATAAATCCAGATAATTCCATGCTGATCTACCCTGCACCAAAGCATAAACCAATTACGGGCACCTGCCGGATCTGCAACCATGTAGTTGGTACCTTGTGGCGCGGCAGTCAGAACATTGTCTGAAAAGATGTTCTGATCACCAAACATTGGAAACTGGCTGCCTGCTGTCTGATCAGCCCAGCCATACGCACGAATCTTAATTTCGTGAGTACTGCGCCCCTTGAGTTCCTGTTTATGCCGTTCCCAATTATTATAGGGATTAAGCTTAGAATGAAACCAGATGCACCCATGCTTGCCGTAGACACTTTCAGCCCTGTACGGCATGTGCCCTTTTGGCACGCTAATCACGTTGTTTTCCGGCAAAAGCTCAGATTCTTTGTAATCTGTTATTTTAGCTGTAGTAATAAACTCTTTAACAACCTGAGTATATCCCTGCACTGGCGTAAATGTAACTATCAGCTTGCCGTTCCTAGTAATCAAACGGTAGCGAAGTGTGTTCAGCCAATCCTGCGGCACTAACTCATCGCACCAGACAATGTCTA